ACAGACACCACTCTTTTACACGACCCGCGTCGTCAGGCGGCGCTGCTGTACTGGCAGGGGTTTTCCGTGCCGCAGATTGCCGCCATGTTGCAGATGAAACGCCCGACGGTGCAGAGCTGGAAACAGCGCGACGGCTGGGACAGCGTTGCCCCCATCAGCCGTGTCGAAATGAGTCTGGAAGCGCGGCTGACCCAGCTCATCATCAAACCGCAGAAAACCGGCGGTGACTTCAAGGAAATTGACCTGCTCGGACGCCAGATTGAACGACTGGCACGGGTCAACCGCTACAGCCAGACCGGCAACGAGGCAGACCTTAATCCGAACATCGCTAACCGCAACAAAGGCGGGCGGCGCAAACCGAAAAAGAATTTTTTCAGTGACGAGGCTATCGAAAAGCTGGAGCAGATTTTCTTTGAGCAGTCTTTCGACTATCAGTTGCACTGGTATCGTGCCGGGCTTGAGCACCGCATCCGCGATATCCTGAAATCCCGCCAGATTGGCGCGACGTTTTATTTTTCCCGCGAGGCGCTGCTGCGCGCCCTGAAAACCGGCCATAACCAGATTTTTCTGTCGGCCAGTAAAACGCAGGCGTATGTGTTCCGCGAATACATCATTGCCTTTGCCCGGCTGGTTGACGTTGACCTGACCGGTGACCCGATTGTCCTGGGCAATAACGGTGCAAAACTGATTTTTCTCGGCACCAACTCCAACACCGCACAGAGCCATAACGGCGACCTGTACGTCGATGAGATTTTCTGGATCCCGAATTTTCAGGTACTGCGTAAGGTGGCATCAGGTATGGCCTCACAGAGTCACCTGCGCTCGACCTATTTCTCCACCCCGTCCACGCTGGCGCACGACGCCTACCCGTTCTGGTCGGGGGAACTGTTCAACCGGGGACGCGCCAGCGCCGCCGAACGCGTGGAAATCGACGTCAGTCATAACGCCCTTGCCGGAGGTCTTCTCTGTGCGGACGGCCAGTGGCGGCAGATTGTCACCATTGAGGACGCGCTGAAAGGCGGCTGCACGCTGTTCGACATTGAGCAGCTCAAACGTGAAAACAGCGCCGACGATTTTAAAAACCTGTTCATGTGTGAATTTGTTGACGACAAGGCGTCGGTGTTCCCGTTCGAGGAGCTGCAACGCTGCATGGTCGACACGCTGGAAGAATGGGAAGACTATGCGCCGTTTGCCGCGAATCCGTTCGGCTCCCGCCCGGTATGGATTGGTTACGACCCGTCACACCGTGGCGACAGTGCCGGATGCGTGGTGCTGGCACCGCCGGTGGTGGCCGGTGGCAAATTCAGAATACTTGAGCGTCACCAGTGGAAAGGCATGGACTTTGCCACTCAGGCTGAATCCATCCGCAAACTCACCGAAAAATACAACGTCGAATACATCGGTATTGATGCCACCGGCCTCGGTGTCGGCGTGTTCCAGCTCGTGCGCTCGTTCTATCCCGCCGCGCGCGACATCCGCTACACGCCGGAAATGAAAACCGCAATGGTGCTCAAGGCAAAAGACGTCATCCGCCGTGGCTGTCTGGAATATGACGTCAGCGCCACCGACATCACCAGCTCGTTTATGGCTATCCGCAAGACCATGACCAGCAGCGGACGCAGCGCCACCTATGAGGCCAGCCGCAGCGAGGAAGCCAGCCACGCCGACCTCGCCTGGGCGACCATGCACGCCCTGTTAAATGAGCCACTCACCGCGGGTATCAGCACTCCGCTGACATCCACCATTCTGGAGTTTTACTGATGAGCAAGAAAAAAGGGAAAACACCGCAACCTGCGGCAAAAAAAATGACCGCCAGCGCCCCGAAAATGGAGGCATTCACCTTTGGCGAACCGGTGCCGGTACTCGACCGCCGTGACATTCTGGATTACGTCGAATGCATCAGTAACGGCAGATGGTATGAGCCACCGGTCAGCTTTACCGGTCTGGCAAAAAGCCTGCGTGCTGCCGTGCATCACAGCTCCCCGATTTACGTCAAACGTAATATTCTGGCTTCAACGTTTATCCCGCATCCGTGGCTTTCCCAGCAGGATTTCAGCCGCTTTGTGCTGGATTTTCTGGTGTTCGGTAATGCGTTTCTGGAAAAGCGTTACAGCACCACCGGTAAGGTCATCAGACTGGAAACCTCACCGGCAAAATATACCCGCCGTGGTGTGGCAGAGGATGTTTACTGGTGGGTGCCGTCCTTCAACGAGCCGACAGCCTTCGCGCCCGGTTCCGTGTTTCACCTGCTGGAGCCGGATATTAATCAGGAGTTGTACGGCCTGCCGGAATATCTCAGCGCCCTTAACTCTGCCTGGCTGAATGAGTCGGCCACGCTGTTCCGCCGCAAGTATTACGAAAATGGCGCACATGCCGGATACATCATGTACGTCACCGATGCCGTGCAGGATCGCAACGATATCGAAATGCTTCGCGAAAACATGGTGAAGTCAAAAGGCCGCAATAACTTTAAAAATCTGTTTCTCTATGCCCCGCAGGGGAAAGCCGACGGCATTAAAATTATCCCGCTCAGTGAAGTGGCGACGAAGGACGATTTTTTTAATATCAAAAAAGCCAGCGCCGCTGACCTGCTGGACGCACACCGCATCCCCTTTCAGTTGATGGGCGGCAAGCCGGAGAACGTCGGGTCGCTGGGTGATATTGAGAAAGTGGCAAAGGTCTTTGTCCGCAATGAGCTTATCCCGTTACAGGACAGGATCCGCGAGATAAACGGCTGGCTCGGTCAGGAGGTCATCCGCTTTAAAAACTACTCACTGGACACTGACAACGGCTGAACATCGCCGCCTGCGGGCGGCTTTTTTACATCCCGTCATCACGCCCTCACACACTCACCACCGCACAAAACAGCCCGCAGGCAAACCAACGCCCAACGGACAGACTAAGCGCCGTCACGACGCGCTGAGACGCTGAAAAAATAAAATCAGCACCACCGCCAGCGCGCAGTGCTTTCCCCGCCTCGCCCGCCCGCTTCATGGGGCGGTTTTAATGCAGTTGCAATACCGCTTTTGAGCCACGCCAGTCTTGGCGGACGCACGGCCAGAACATGTAACTCCGGCACATGCAAAACCATGCACATATTGCATGCACAGATAAAAACGGGGATATCACAGAAAAAGCACAAAAAAACCGGCATTCATGATGCCGGTTCTGATCAATTTTTATAGTTGTCACTGGCCGCGCAATGCACCAATCACACTGTTGAGGCACGTACTGACAACAATTAGCAGAAAAATCGTTGTCCACGGACTTTCATAAATGTGAGATAACATCTTGATATAGATCATTTTATTTATTCATTCTGATGTGATTTAACAGGTATTTTATAACGACCATAAGCTCATCTTTACTGGCTTGTTCAACCATTTTTTCAGTGTAACTGTCCACCTCGCGAGAGCTCAGGTCGTTATTTGAGGCCATTACAGTTAGCCTCTTTGCCCAGTCGGCATAAGGGTCTTTAATTGATGAAAGGGAACTATGCATGTCCAAAAATCTCGAATTATTCAACCAACAGACGGCAGAAATCTTTGCGGTGCTATGGGATAACTTTCCTGTACCACAAGTCATCACCTACAAAAAATTTAACGCCGCGTTACCTGATGACTACTTTGACCAACTTAACTCACCAGAAATGAAAGCACTGAATCAGTTGCGTAGTGTGGTTGATGGCACATTCACTTTCCTAAGCGAAAACGGCTATATTCTGTACGGAACAGACCATCAGACCGGTTTTCATGATGTGCGCCTGACCGAGAAAGCACTCGCGGTGCTCAACAAAAAACCCGAAGCACTTGGCGGTAATGAAACGATGGGTGATAAAATTATCAGTGCAGTAAAAGACGGAACTCCAGGTGTAATTGCTGGAGCAGTGACAAACCTGTTGACTCTTGGCGTTAATTTTGTGACGTCAGCTTCATAGCTAACTACTTTCTGAGGTTTCTAATCAACGCCGCCTGCATCGAAAGTAAATTCCTGCACTTGCGGCGTTACTAACGCCAAGTCATTTTAATTATTGATGCTTTTATGCAATACATTCAATATGTTAATTTGCAGTATTAGCCTTTAAAGTAAGCACCTTCGATTTGTAACGTTGCTCAATCACTCCCATTGAATGCAAACGGCCAAAGAGCTTTTTGGCAATGATTGTTTCTCTCGCATTTTCGGCGTCTTTAATTATTTTCCAATAATCTATTTCCCTAGCCATCAAAAAATGCTGCTCATTCCTAACTTTTAAAGCATTACCGAATACAATAACTCCAGTTACCAACTTAGGCTTATCTCTGGCATATAATTTTGTTTTCGTTGGGTGTATAACATGTCCATGCTTATTAACGATCTTACGAATTACAGCGCAAAACAATCGATTTACGTTACCACCTGAAAAAGTGAGATCATCAACATAAACAGTCATGTTAACTCGTAACTTTTGGCAAAGTTGATATATTTCACCAAACATTCTTGAATTTGCAAAATATGCCAACGGCATACTGATGCGACTACCTGTTGGTAATCGGTCATGACAAGTACATATGTGGGACAAAACATCAGCAACATCAGATGACATTTTCATCACCGAAAAGAAAAAAGAAAATATCATCCCTCTTGTAGTTGATGGAAAAAAAGCTTTAATATCTGTTGTCATCATCTTTTCATTATTAAGATGAGCTTTAGCATTCGTCACATTAGAGCACTTCTTCTTCCCCGAGTGCAGATATTCTGGCAAAGCAATCCGTGATAACAAACTTGCAATTCGTGTATGTACAAGTTCTAGTTTTTCTAAAGGCTTTTGTATTTTTCGTGCTTTTCCTTTTTTAGAAAGTTGCTCAAAAACGGAATAGTTTCCTTCATCTTTTCTCAAAGAGTATAATTCTTCAAGACTAACACAAAGCAAATTCGCCAGTTTTCTTTTACTTTTGAGTTTGTAAAATGGCGAATCCATTATGTCATAAGATTTATTTTTAGTATTAACCTTAAGCTTTTTCCGTTTTTTCATTTTTATTACTTACCCACTCCAGAACATCCAGAACTTTACCGGCTAAATTTAAACGCAATCGCTTAGACAAACGGCCTTGCGTGCCTAATGATTCCGAAAAGAATACTAAAGAGGATACTGGTATGTCGAAATGGGAGGCGTAACGCTCTAAGACTTCAATCGACGGTGACCAAACTCCGCTTTCAAGCGATACTATTTTGTCTTTTGGAATACCTAAAGATGAAGATAACTCAACTATTGATTCTTTATGGTATTGCCTTATTAAACGAAGGGCTTTATGTAACATAGGCAACTCCATGCTATTGAAACTAGGGAGGACGCATTACTCACCACCCCCTTCTAAGTAGTCCAGTGCTCGAGTGACTAAATCAAACAGTCTAATACCCCATTTGAATAATTCCCAAGCATAACCAGCCCTCTTTTTCAGGTTTGACTTGTTCTGCGCCTGCTGTTCGTTGGTTAATTTATCATTCTTCATGATTTGCTCCTTATGCCCATAGTGTGCAAACGGTATGTCTGCTCCAACACTATGGTTCGCCCTCATAAGGATGAGATTGAACAGCACTAGCTCCCTGCTCCACGAACCCTTTGTCGCCCAAAGGGTTCGAATTCCCATACGCCATACCACCTGGTCCTGTGACTCTTGTCGCTGGCAGGGGCGTTGCGCGGGGTAAACGGTAGAAAGTGTTAACTTTCCACGGGTAAAAAATACCCAATTGATGGCGATGTATCTCACTAACTAACCAATAATTGCATCATAACAAGTAAACCGTTGTATTTGATCTTTCTATATATAATATTTTTTCATATAAAATCAAACATTAACAACCAAGAAGAATAACACATATTAAAGCGATATACGATATGCTTTCATTACATTGAATTTTGAAATGTTTTATATGAAAAATGACACGTCATCTTGAAACCCGAACCACTCATTAGCAACCAGATACGTGAATTTTTTTCCGCCATAATTTACGGTTGCCCCACGCGCCAGCGCCTCAAGCTCCCATCGCTGCGGCCTGATACCGTTCTGAGCAAGGTCAACGTGGATACGGGTAATTTGCATTCTTTCCGACCGGGTCAGTCTGGCCGATGGTGCAATTTCATGTGGTTTTAACGGGCTTCCGTTTCTTTGCTGACGACTTGGCGTTCTCCGACCGTGTTTTAATGCACCTCTGAGCGCCCTCACGACCTCCGGGTCACTCCATTCGATAACACCGTCATCAACCAGATTAAGCACTGCTGCGGCGTGTTCAGAAGGTGTGGGAGCCGGTAACGAAGTATCACCACCGGTGAGTTTTCCACAGTTATTGACAGGACTCCGAGGCGCGGCGATGCCGCTTTTTAAAGTCAAAGGCTCCACGACCGGAACTTTCGGCACAATGCGCCAGTCCGTCGTTCTGGTGATATGAATATGACGCGCGCCGAGATGCGGCGCGTAAATGCCGACCACTCTCTCGACTTCTTCCTCGTACTCGTTAACTTCATCCGACGGGCTACGGGCGACTCTGACAGTCTGGCAATCGCGCGGAACATTTGCCCCACCCTGCGCACTGATATACAACGCAAAATCGCCACTGTCTGCGGCAGCGCGTGCAGCCTCGACGCGTTCGTCAAACTCATCAGCAATGCTGACGCCGCGAGGCAATTTGCGTAGTTCACGGTAAGCCCCCATTGTCGGCAGACCAACCGTTTTAAATTGCGGGATGCGCCACGTTGACGCCCATGCAGTAACAGCCGCGGCAGTATCTTTCAGAGGTCTGCCGGTATCGTTATCGAGCTGACCATCCAGTGCATAGCCGTCGATGTTTTTTGAGATGTATTTCGCGATATACCCCGCAGCACCGCCCCGATTAAGGTGTTTTGCCTGAAAACGGTTTCGCGCGGCTCCTCTTTCGTCGCCATCCTCTTTGAGCGCATAGCGACGCATGATTTCGATAATCTGGTTACGCTGGCGCGGATTGCAAAAAAGCATCATATGCCAGTGCGGCGTTCCGTCGTGGTGTGGCTCGACGACACGCAAACCGTAGACCTGTAAATCATTATCCTTGAATGCCGTGCGCATCAGGCTCCAGATACGGCAGAGATAACGCTGCGCATCCTTTGGATTAAATGCCTCATCGTTCCAGCCGTGATTTAGCTGGACGGTTTTACTTTCGCCTTTTCCAACCTGACGTGTCGGGTGATACTTTGACGGCGCGGTCAGCGTGATAAACATCCCCACATCACCCTCTGCTGCGGCGTAACGCTCAATACCGGCAATGGTGTTCATCAGCTCCATCCGGCGAATTTCAGGATTAGAAATACTGCCCATCACCTTACTGATAAGGTCGATGCGCTCGCCGGTTTCCCTGTTTTCGAGATCACACGATTTAAGAAATTCCAGATTTGCCTGGCGGCGTGCACGCACATCACGAATGGCATGTTTACTGGCATAAGGAGAACGGTCTTTATTGACCTCCCCGACAGCAATCAGTAACGCCTCATGCCAGCGCATACGCTGGCCTTTGAGCTGATGAGTCCACCACTCATCGTTAAACAGACGGGCAATGGCAGAATATGCCTGCCTCGTGGTCATCTGTCCTTTACGGTATTTTTTCCAGTAAAGCGGGGAAATATTGAAAGCACGTGCAGCGCCAGCAACATGACCATAGAGGTGAGCCTGCGCCTCATCCGTAAACAGCGATTCTTTTTCGCCATGTGCATCCACCCAGGCATCGCTGAGTTCCTCATACATCATGAAAAGCTGCGATGAGATACGGGCGGCAAACTTTTTCAGCTCCTTGTCATTCATTCCCGGCAGGCGCGCATAGTGGTCACGCTCTGCCAGAAACAGCAACGACGCGTCGGTGTTCATTTCATGGCGCTGATTCACACGCTCAATGCGCGGCCATAAACGACGCTGAAAAGTGGATGTGAGGAAATAAAACCCGTGCACCGGGCTTTTATTGCGCCGGATGTAGTCATAGCGTGAAGTAAACAGCGAGCGCAAAAAGTAAGGCAGGCGGTTAATCGTGGATAAAACACCTTGCACCTGACGCATCTCGTCACGTGTAAGGGGTCTTTCGCGCCCGACGGCCTCGCGTGGCGCGTTCCATGCATAAGCACCGGTAAACGTCTTACCGGTGCCTGCGGCAAATGCTGACGGAGGGACAAAACGCCCGGAGGCTTTAACGGCCATATGAGCCAAAAGCCTCTGAACAACGCTTGCTGAGTTGCTCAACCTGCGCGTTTAAATCAGCAAAAGACTTTGCGCTTCCGGTAAGAATATCGTGATGCATCAGGCCGGAAACGAGCTGGCTTAATTTCGGGTAATAACCAACCACCGCCAGCCATTCCTGACCGGCGTTTTTACCGCTTTCAGCTCTCTTTTTCTCGTGGAGAATAAACTGAAAGCTGTCACTGGTAACGACATAACGTTCGCCAATTTCAATACGAATACTCATGCCGTTCTCCGGTAATGTTTGTTTTTTGCTTCAAAGACTGACTGACAGGAAACACAACGCGTGGCTGACGGGTAAGCCGCACGACGGGCAGCAGGTATTGGCGCGTCACACTCTTCGCAAACCAGCGCAGAAGCACCGCAATGTTTTACCCTTGCCGCGTTAATCTGGCGCTCCAGTAATTCAGCCTGTTGTTCCTGAATAAAATCTACGTTGTCCGGCATTATCAGCTCCTTTTATCGTTAAGTTTCCTGGATACATCAGCGCAATAACTGGCAAGTTCTGTCGTTAATTTTGTCAGTTCATCCACTGAGGAAATTTGCTTGTGGAATACAGCGCGTTTAACAAGTAAATTGACCACATCAGACAGGAGGTTTAATTCATTCTGATAAATCGCGATAACAGATTCAGTTATGTCGCGTTTTTCTTTATCAAGGCAAAGTTGAATAAGAGACAAATCGCCATTTTTCATAACGGCGATTTTTAAGGCGTTATTCAGTAATACAACTGAATGAGAACAGGACATCAAAGCACCTCCCCGCGAGACAATCCGATATTGTGAAATTTTTCCGACTCCTGACTGAGCAGCTCGACTATCTCCACGCGGGATAACTCCGCCTTTGTGATATGGCGAATCATGGCGTCAAGATGAGAAGAAAAGCGTGTCGCTGCGTCGGCATGTGCTTCGGCTCTGGCCTGTTGCAGCAGTAATGCGTATTTACCGCACTTGTTTTCAGAAACTGTATGCATGACTTTCTCCAGGCAAAAAGAAGCCCCGCACGATTAAGTGCATTAAAAACTCTGGTTAATTATTTAATGCAGATATTGCTCTGGTTTTACCGACGTCAGAATTGTCGGTGCATACTCAAACAGGCTGAATAATTCACGTAATGCACGGAATAAAGCATCACGCCAGTAACATGATTCTTCATTAATTCGCCAGTATGGCTGGTTGAATTCTTTTTCAGTCAATCCGGCATGCATAAATAAAGTACGACGCTGACTGACTGTTAAAAAACTAATATATGCATACTCACTTGCGCCAACCTGACGGCGTTTTGAGAATGCCCCACGCAATTCATCAATTGCACAAACCAGCCGTTCACGTTCGACGTCGTTCATTTCTTCAAAACGCATCGTTGCGTGACGCTGTTTTAACTGCGCATGGAAGCAAACCGTTAGCCGTTCGCGTTCCATCATCTGATTATAATAATCGCATGTATCCTGCCAGCGAGGAACGGCAAGATGCTTACCAATTATCCGGCGCATAGCTGCTGGCTGTTTTTCAACGAGATTGAGCGTCATCACTGTCATTTCCAGACCCTCCGGCTTTTCAGAAAGGTCAGAGCCTTTTTTAACGGACTCTGTTTTTTGGTGCGGATAATGATTCCCTTACGCCCCTTACCGTGGGTGATGGTGAAGTCAATCGCCCTAGGGCTTTCGTTACGCAATAACTGAGCAATACAACGAGGCTCATTCATACGGTTCTCCTTAACGTGGTTCACCGAGACCTAACCACATCAACCAGCCGTCACGAATCTCTTTAGGACGGCTTTCATAAGCCAGTTTTAGTCCGTTATTCCATGCCGGAAGGTATACCCAATATTCACCAGCACGCCCCGATACTGACTGAGGGTCAGTAATCTCAATAACTGGTAATTTCCCTTTCTCAATCATGCCCCTTACAGCTCTTGGAGTTTTACCAATGAGTTTTGCAAACTCCTGATAAGGCACGGCATCAGTCACGCTTACAAGCTGTCTATTCATCTGCTACGATTCTCCCTTAGTGCTTCTAATGGCTCCTAATGGCTAATTATTGCCTAAAAGGATAACTCCAGAAGCACAACATTTCACACTATCAGCAAGAAATTACGCAATCGGAGTAATTATGTCAATAGACGTTTCGGAGAAGTTGAAGCTAATCCGTGAATCTGAAAGGTTAAACCGTAAAGAATTCAGTGAATTAACTGGTGTAGCCTACAGCTCACTTTCGAGCTATGAGAGCCGGTCAAAAAACGCTGGAGTTGAAGCCATAATGAAGGTCTTACAACATCCTAGATTTACTAAATATACTTTGTGGTTCATGACTGATCAGGTAGCTCCAGAAGCCGGGCAAATTGCGCCCGCTCTCGCACACTTTGGGCAAAACGAAACAACGTCGCCCCACTCCGGTCAAAAGACTGGTTAACAATTTATCGTGAATATATTCATCACAAGTGCCTACTATTGGTGGCTAAATTTCAGCCACCACGAAAAAAGCGATTAGTAGTAGCAAAAAAAAGTACCACTCGGAGGGTTTTCTGATGGCAATCAAAAAACTCGATGATGGTCGATATGAAGTGGACATCCGCCCTACTGGACGTAATGGAAAACGCATCCGTAGGAAGTTTGATAAGAAAAGCGAAGCTGTCGCTTTCGAAAAATACACGTTGTACAACCACCACAATAAAGAATGGCTATCAAAACCAACAGACAAACGACGTCTGTCGGAACTGACACAGATCTGGTGGGATTTAAAGGGTAAACACGAAGAGCATGGGAAATCTAATCTTGGAAAAATTGAAATCTTCACAAAAATAACGAATGACCCATGCGCATTTCAAATCACGAAATCCCTTATCAGCCAGTACTGCGCCACCCGAAGAAGTCAGGGTATTAAACCTTCGAGTATCAATCGTGATTTAACATGTATTAGCGGCATGTTTACAGCCCTGATTGAAGCGGAGTTATTCTTTGGTGAGCACCCTATCAGAGGGACAAAGAGGCTTAAGGAGGAAAAACCAGAAACAGGCTATCTCACACAGGAAGAAATTGCCTTACTGCTTGCAGCACTTGACGGCGACAATAAAAAGATTGCGATTCTTTGCCTGAGTACAGGAGCACGTTGGGGAGAAGCAGCTCGTTTGAAAGCAGAAAATATCATCCATAACCGCGTCACGTTTGTTAAAACGAAAACAAACAAACCACGCACCGTCCCGATCTCAGAGGCTGTTGCCAAAATGATCGCGGATAACAAACGAGGTTTTTTATTCCCTGATGCTGATTACCCTCGCTTCAGACGAACAATGAAAGCAATAAAACCGGATTTGCCAACGGGGCAAGCCACACATGCACTAAGGCACAGCTTTGCCACTCATTTCATGATTAATGGAGGAAGTATTATCACGCTACAACGGATACTAGGTCACACGCGGATTGAGCAAACTATGGTTTACGCTCATTTTGCGCCAGAGTACCTTCAGGACGCCATTTCTCTTAATCCGCTAAGAGGTGGTACTGAGGCCGAGAGTGTCCACACAGTGTCCACAGTAGAGTAACGTTTAAGGGCTTTCAGTGGTAATTTATGCCGCTCAAACCCGCATTGTACCGTTGAAAGCCCCTACTGGTGACACCCTAAATATCCCTTACACGGGCTTATTTTTTATGCATAAGCCCTATCCCTGGTCACCGTCTTCCATTGACCACATCGATAGAATCTCCCTTCATAGCACGATGCCTTTCACGTAACGGCATCGTGCTCGCACAGGTTCCGGCTAAGCACAACCAGAACGCGCATGTTTGACGCTTACCAAAAAATATTCTCACTCTCCACATTTGAATGTCAGACGAGCGACGCCATGTAATCCTGCACCTTCTGTCTTCAGGTCAACTATCTGCATTTTTTTGCCCTGAGTAACACAGAAATGGGCTGCATCATTTTTTACTATATTTTCTGCACCAGATATTCTGCCCCTGGCTAAAGAAGCTTCGGCTTCGGTGTAGTATTGGTTATCGAGTTTACGCTGAATATTACTTTTATATGCAAGACCAAATTTACCGATACTTGTCTCATCATTATGCACAGCACAACCAGACATAATAAAAATACTAATTAATGATATAGCAGCTATCTTTTTCAT